AGCGGGGCCAAAGATAGCGTAGTACGCTGGCAGACCTGTATCAGCGGGTGTCGGGTAGGCTTCACGAATGTAATTCACGTCCTTGTTTAACAAGTAGTAATACGTCTCCGTTGCTGTACCGTAGTTCTCAATAACCGCCAATGAATACACAGACAGAAAATCGCCCGGACAAGGCAAGTATTTATTTCCTGTAGACAAAATGCCCGTTTTGTTGGCACGTAACGATGGGAACTGAACAGCGTTATAGACACGCGTTTCAGTCTGTTGAATGAACGTGTTTATCTGATCGGAGCTTGGGATAACAACTTCATTGGTGTTATTCGTACTCGTAAAAGCCGTAGTTGCAAAATCGTTTTCGCAGTACGACTTGATCGTATTAAACAGGGTTGTGTAGTTCATTATTAACCCATCGGTCCTCGGGACATAAACCCTTTAGTAGCAGCACCAGCACCGCGCATCTTGATGCCGTCAGTCTTGGTGTTATCTGCCGCAGGGTCCCCTGCGCTAACACGGTATGTACCATGCGTACGTGGGTTCATCTTATTAGCTGACAAAGTATTAGGGTCAGTACCTTCGTACTGCGCTTTAACTTGGCTTTCAGCCGTAACCTTGCCACCACTCATAGTATGTGGCGGAGCGTAAGTCTTAGCGGCACCTACTTCTTTGCCCATGCGTTTATCGCTATATTTAGCCATGATTACCCCGTCTTTTGGCTGTTGGCACGGGACATGTTGCGCCCCATGCTCATACGGTCCTCAGAAGTAGGACCGCCTTTTTTCATGCCTTTAACGCCTTTGTGCAAGCGCTTCTCGTGCGCTTTAACTTCCTTGTCGGCAATCCGCTTAACTTGTTTAGTGTCCATCCTGTACTCCTAGTTAATTGTCACGTTTGCTACCGTTGTCGATGCCACCAGATAGTTTGGTGTTAATCCTAAATCGTTTGCTCTTGCTCCACCAACAGGGTTCCAACCCCACTGTATTACCCTGCTACCGCCTGATGGCGTTCCATCTGATGCCTCCGCGGTGCTAGTGTTTGCCGTAATCTGCAAACCGCTATACCCAGACTGTACATAGCTGTTATCCCTACGTGGTTCGCGTACAGCTTGCGGGTCATCCACCGGATACATACCTAACTGCAACTGCGGCTGGTCTGGTTCCCAGCAGGTCTGACATACTTTGATCGACACCTGCTTGGTTTTAATGACCAGCTTAATTAGCTCTTTGAGCTTGTAACGCTGACCGCACCTGTCGCACTCAGCAATACTGAAGCGACCTGACGAAAATCTGTTACCCATTACGTTATAAACATCTGCCGTGGCACCAGACGCTCTGCTGCCTTTTCACGGTCCTCGCCTGCGGCAAGTTCCCACGACTCGTCATACATGGCTTTAAGTAACTGAACACGACCTTCAGCCCCCGGCAACTTCATTGCCAACATGTACGCCAACCCCGCAACCAGCGCATTAGTAAAACGAAACGGTATCTCAACTGCATTAACACCGTTCCCAGCGTCGTATATGCGCTTCATACGCCAGTAGTAAAACACGTAGTACGGATTAGTCGCCGTACCTTGGTCTGGCGTAGGCCAGACATTGATCTGTGGATGGGCAGCTACTGCTGCTTCCGACCCCGACTTCTGCCCTGACTGACGGTTAATCCACACCTGAATCGGACGACCTTGTGCCAACTTGTTAGGGATGGTTGAGTACGTCGATACAGAAATACGCGTGATATTTAAGTCCGTCTGGTTTGGTGCATCATTCGCTTGTGTACGAATAACCTGTTCAAGAAGATCAACAGTGTCATCAGGCAGGTCGTACGTAGTCACACCTTGCACCATGTTGATTGAGCCTTGCTCAATCGTCCACAAATTCACCCCGCGGTTTGCCCACTCGTTTAACATCAAGTTCAAGCTACGCCGCGCTGTTCTAAAGTGATAGCCCGTACGCATTTCAACGCCGCAACGCTCAAACGCCTCTTCGAAGTAATCGTTGAGGGTTGGGTTAAACGATGTGGTGTCGGTGGTATATGCCACGTTTATGCCCTTGTTTTTCCACGTACTGCACAACCATCGGCACGCGCTGATGCTGACTTAGCCATTCCGCCTTTTTTTAAATCAGAAAACGCATCTGCTTTACGATCTGCAGTTGAACGCGGTTTTTCTTTGTTTGACGTTGGACGAGCAGAACGAATAGCCGCGTCTGCTTCAGCTTTTCGTTTATCAAACTCGTCTTTACTAATTTCTACGTTGTTATGGATGTACTTACCCCCTTCAACGCGAAACATGTTTTCTGCCGGTATTGGTAGTGTGTCTGCCATTATCTAAACCCTGCTGTTTTCTTCGCTATACCTTTGGGCTGCGCAACAAATTGTTTTCCTGCTTTCTTCCCTACCCGCTTTGCCTTCGTCGTGGCGGCATACTCGGCTGGGCTTAACGCCTTGATTGCCTTTTCCGGGAGGTAACGCTCCCCGGTCTTTGACGACGGCTTTCCGCTTTTGGTTCGCCATTTCTGATCTCCCCAATTTTTAAGCGACTGTTGCGGGGCTTTCATATTAACCTAGTATTTTTTCGGTTCATATCGCTTTTTTCAACGTCAGAACCTTTACTTGCTTGCAGTGCTTTTAAGCTTTTCAAGTGATCTGACCCCACAAAATAAACACCTTTGGGTTGCGATAACAGCCACGTGTCTCGGTATTTATTTGCTGCATCTGCCATCTTTCTTGCTGGCGTACTGCCAGACTCCCACATATCCTTTTCGCCGCTACTTATAAACGCTGCCACATTTTCTTTAGTTGCTTCGGCTTTACTGTTTTTTAAGTACGCATTGCCCATCGCCTTTAAAAATTCAGTTAGCGTATCAGCATCAAACTTGCGCTTCTTAAAGTAACCGTACTGCCCTTGCGTTTTAAGCAGCCTGTCAAAAATAGTACCTGCACCTACCAGTATTTCTTTCTGCTTATTAACTGCTGTGTTTGTAAAAATAACAAACAAAAACTCTTTTGGGTAACCCTTTACATTTTTCGCAAGAGCGTCGTCCCACGACCCTTGGTACTTAACTCCCGGTATCCGGTCACCACCGTCACCCTCGTACCAAGCTCCGTACTTACCAATAGCAGCTTTAACTTCTGGCGGTACGGATACGTTTTTGCCGTGTACCTGCCCCACAAACATCAGGTCAGGGCGAACCTGCAACACGCTAGCCCCTGTACCCACCGCCAGCAGCCTTGTACTTCTTAGCCACTAGCTGCGCTTTACGGGCTGACCACTGACCTGCACCAGTGCCATGAGTTGCTGCGGCTTTTACTTGCGAGACAATCCGTTTACGCAAACTTGGTTTAGTGTAATTGCCAGCGGCATTTACTTTCGACCCTTTAGCAGCTTTTCTCACAGCCTCTTCCACAGATGGCTTACCCAACCTTACAGAGCCGCCCTTCTTGTACTCAGTAAAGTCAGTATCATCCCGACGCGCTTTTTTCTTGCCGCCGGGCATCTTGGAAGGGTTGATATCACCCATGCCGCGTGAGGCTCTCATTAGCAGGCCCGTCCGCCTTTGTTCATCTTCTTGTTGCCAGCCATGACAATTTGCTTGCCTTTGGTTTTGCCTTTAACAGCAACGCCATCACGGCTAGGAGCAGCAGTTTTAACAGCGCCCATTGACGTCATGCCGCCATTAGCCATCTTTTTCATAGGCATCTTGCCACCGTCAGCGTAACCACCCATCGCCATTTTTTTAGCTGGTTTGTCGCTTGATTTTTTCTTCATCATTGCCATAAAACCTGCGTTCATCTTCGTAGCCATACCGCCTCCTGATTTAGTAAATTCTTTGCCTACACTGGTAGGCACACCTACTTTTTTTGCAAACGCAGGGTTGTGGGCAACCGCCTGCATAAACCTTTCCTGCTTTTTACTAACGCTAGGCATTAGCACATTTTTCCACGAGTCTTACCCCGCTGGGCTATACCGTCAGCGCGTGCTGAAGCTGAACCGCCTTTTTTCATACCCTGCGCTTTTTTTATGGATTGTTCCGGTGTTAAACGACCGCCAGAAGTTCCAAACTGATGTCTTTTTATGTACTCATCGTTAGACATAACGTCTGAACTTTTAGAACGGTTGGCCTCATAACCACGTTCTGCCATAGCTTTTTCATCGACAGGAAAGCCGCTTGCACCAGAACCTGTTTTTACTTTTCGTTTAGGACGAGGTTTTGGTTTTGGTTCTTCTGGGCCAGTTACACTAAATGATCTAGTATCAGGCTCGCCGGATGGTGCTCCAGCAGCAAGGCCGCTTTTCATGTCTTCAACGCTTTTTGGGCTATCTTCGGTAAATCTACCGTAGCCGCCTTCTTTAAATCGTTTAGTTTTGCGTTTCATCAGTTTTCTCCTTGCGGTTAGTTAAACCGCGCACTGTGTCAGACTCCCAGATGCGAATACCAAACCACGCAATAGTGACTATAGAAAGCACGTTAGGTAGCCATCCAATTAAAACGCCTAGCCCTGCAAGGACAGATATGTCATCCATCAGGTCAGGCTCGATATGATCTCTTAGCATTTCCATGCCCTCAACGATTTGTTAATCCGACTGTTCGGGTCGTTCGCGGTTTTGGGAGAAGTGAGCTTCTTTTTCATCCCTTTCATACGCGCACAGAAGGAATCCCGTCTTGGGCCTCCCTCTGGTTGCGGGGCTTTCAGCCCGGGTTTCCCCGGGTTGGCTGCGTTGTAGGAGGCTCGCCCTTTGGCGTTCAAACCGCCCTTCTCGGACTTGCCTTCTTTCCTCTGCCATGCTGGGGACTTAGCCATAAAACACCGTAACGGTTGTGTTAAGCAACGTCGCGGATACGTTAGTCTGAAAAAGAACTCCCTCGCCCGGAATAAGCGCGTTGAAAGTTTCTCCGTTTGCTACAGTTTGAATGGCAAGCACGTTTGTGGTGCCATCAGTCAACGTCACGTTACCCGCACTAGTACTAGCGCCAATAATCAATCCTTTAACTCGCGCACGTCCTTCGTACACCAAGCCTGTCGCCCCAAGGCTTTTAGCCTTAACGTCTGTTTGCATCATGGTGATGCCTCCCTATTAGACGTTCTGTTGACCGAACAAATAGTCAGCTACGTAATACTGAAGAATGCCGCCTACGTTGCCAGAAGCGCCGTTTGAGCTTTCAAGCGTGATAACCGCTTCTTTAGTTGCAGACATGACTGTACCTAAACCAGCACCGTTACCTGTTGAACCCGGGGTGATTGTGATTGGTGAAGTTGCTGTTGCTGTCTGTACCAAATAGCTAGTGTTAGAAGCCGAACCATCGACCAATACGTAGCCCACATTGATGGAGCCAGCGGTTGAAGGGTCGGTAATCATTACTGACGTAACAACTGCATTAGCTGGCAAAATTACAGGGTAATTTTGATTAAGCGCTACAGTGACATTGCCGGCAACGGATACGTTTGCGTCATAGAAGGTTGCGGCCATAACCATAGAGCCGCAGTAAGCTGTGCGTGTCGAGTCGTCGCCGCCCGAACGCCAAATAGCTTGG